GATTCATATATATATAATATAAAATATATATATAATATTTTTAGAAAATCGTAACCTTTTTTCTATACTTGCGCTTGTTTAGTTATAAATTATCGCACTTTTTGGATTTCACCAATGTCTGAAAGATTATAACAAAAAAATATCCAATATTCTATACGTATAGTATATTTAAAATGTTTCTTAATATAAGCATATATAATGTTAAATGAATAAGATATTTCATTTTTGTAATAATTATTGAAATCGTTTATTAAACTAAAAGGATTTCTTTCATCATTTAATTTTGATTCTGATTCTGATTTAAATAGTATATCAATTAAAAAAGTTGTTATATGGTAAAAACGCATTTTACATAGAAAAAATGGTGAATTTGATTCAAAATTAGACTTTATTTCTTCATATAACAAATATATACTATCTGAATAATTGTCTAAAAAATTGTCTATTTCATCATAGTCGGATGAGGATATGTCATTTTCGTCGTATTCAATCATTTAAAACTAATTTCTTTATGTTTTTAAATTTTAAATTGTACTCGAATTTTTTTTTTAAATTGTTAAAACTGTTTTTAAATTGTACTCGAAAATTTTTTTTAATTGTAAAATTTAAATTTATTTTATTATACTATATTAAAAAACAATGATTGCTAATATTTTAAAGTTTATTCAATCAAATGATATGATCAAGATTGCCTTAATTCTTGTTGCCTTTTACTTAATTATAACTTATACTAAAACCAAAAACGAATCAATGGAAAATTATTTAGTTCCAGAATATCTTGAAAACGTTTCTCAAGGTGACATTGTTCAAATGGAACAAGCACCTGTAAAAGAAAACCAAGAACAAAAACAAGTAGATGCTATTGTTGCTAAGGGTGATGAAATTAAACCAAGTGATTTACTACCTGATTATAAGGCCGAAAACGAATTTTCTAAGGAAAATCCAGTTACTAAACTTTTAAAAGAACAAAACTTTTTAATTAGTGGATATCACGTTGGTATTAATACTGTAATGCAATCTAACAAGATTCCATATCACGATATCCGATCGCTTCCACCTATCCCAAAAGAAAGTGTTGGACCTTGGAATCAAAGCAGTTTTGAACAAAGTCCAGCTCAAATGAGAAGATTCTTTGAAATCGGTGTATAAAAACCTTACTTTAATATATTACTTAAATTATTACTCAAAATTATTGAGTAATAAGTATCATTAAAACTAATTTGCTTCTACTTTTAGAGCGCAAGTTTTTGATTTATTAGAACAAACAGCTCTTATACTTTCGTATGTATCTAATACTTCTTGAAAACTAGGTGAAACTTTTGTAACAAAAGTTTTTTCTTTAAATTGTTTTAAGGAATCATAATAGTTTTCCTGTGAACCATTCGTTTTTGAACCGGAATGGTATATCTTTTTTAATCTTTTTTTTTCATCGTTGTAGCATTTTTTCTCCTGTGCTATCAACTTTTGATTGACTTTATTTCTAATATCGTATAACCAACGCATTAATTCAATTCTACCTGATAAACCTGATTCTATGGGGAGTTCTTTGCAAAATTTTTTAAATGATTCTCTGCAATAAATACAAGGCATAGTATAACCTAAACTTAATAACATATTCTTAAAATGCCTTTTTATATGTACGTGATCACCATTACTTTTATCTATTTTAATAGGATATCCTCCCATTATACAAGAAAATAAAAAATACCAACCATTTGGACCCCACGATTTCGTTGATAATCCGGATGTAGAATGATATTTTGTATAATCAATCTTTTTATTTGTCATCTTATATATACAAATAAAAAAAAAGTTTGTTAAAATTATAAAAAGTTGAAAAATTATGGTTAAAACACAGTATAAATTATAATGAAACCTTTAGATATATATTATTATTTAGATTTTGATGACACATACGAGACGGATTTCGTAGAAAGATCTATCGAATTGAATGTAAAAGTATATGAAAAAAATTATAATATAAATAAAATCATAAAGTATAATCTGGAAAACAATCTTTTAAACGAATTTGAAACAGATACTATTAAACGTGGTTTATTAATTTTTAATATAATGTTCAAAAAATTAAAATTAAAGTGTACATATGACGTATGGTTTATTTATTTGTCAAATGGATGTATAGTAAATAGTAAAGATGTGTTTATAACTTTACTAAATAAAAATCCTAGTGTAAAGAAATCTGTATACTCTGTTAATAAATTTACATATTCTATAAGAAAAAATCAAATAGAATCAGAAAAAAAAACGTCAAAGTTAGAACAAATGCAAAAGGTAAATGAAACTCTCAAAAATTTAATCACCAATACTACATTAATCACATACGATGACCTATTATAATAAGATGAAATGTTGTAATGGACATTTAATAAATGTCTGACTAGTTATCCCGTGCAAAAATACAATAGCAAAATCCTGTTCATTCTTATAATCTCTTATCTCACCAATATATCCCTTATACAAATTTAAAATACTATTTTCATTATATATAATTCTAACCATATTTCCCTTTTTTACATTTTTATATAATACGTGACCAGTTTCATCTTTTGCTTCGCTAAAATTAATTTCTTTTTTGTTAATGTATTTCGATTCTGTTTTTTTATACACTTTTTCCTCCAAGTTTTTGTTTTCAGTATTGTTTTCAATATTGTTTTCAGTATTGTTTTCAGTATTGTTTTCAGTATTGTTTTCGGCGTCTTGATCTGTTGATTGTTTTGACTTTTTTAAAAATTGAAAGAAATCCATTTAAAATTATAATAATATAGTTTTTAAATAAGATGTTTTACGTGTGTATTTGTATTTTTAGTTTTGCATTTCCATTAATATATGTATATAGAAGATTTATCTTATTAAATGCTATTTGGTTATGTTTTAACTTGTATAAATTAAAAACGTATGTGAGTGGGTTATGTTTTAATCCTATTCAAGATAGTGTTGAGAAAATTTTTTGTGAAACTATAAATGAAAATATTTATACTGAATACAAAATTGTACAAGATGAAAAGGAATATGTAATGGCGTTTGTATCAGATACAAATCGTGGTTTATATAATGATCTAGTTAAATTTAACAAAAATAAAAAGAATATAATTTCATATAAAAATAAAATTGTATTTGCTGGTATAACAGATGAAAATGACGAAGTATTATTTGATATAACTAATGAATTTCGTAAATTCTGTTTTTATTTTAGTAAACCAATCTGTGTAAATTATTTTTTAGATTATTTTATGTACATGTATAAACAAAAGAGTGATGATATATTAGATCATTACTTGACTATTTATATGAATGACGAAGATTTTTCACAAAAGAAGTATTGTATAAAACAAATATTAAACAAGAATACAAGAATACAAGAATAATTGTTTATTAAAACAAGAATACAAGAATAATTTATACAAATTGTTTATTAAAACAAGAATACAAGAATAATTTATATCAATAGTTTATTATACAAATAATTTATATTATAAACTAGTATGAAGAAAAAAATAGATACATTATTATTTAGTGGTGGTGGAATGAGGGGTATTGCGTATGTAGGTGTTGTAAAGTATTTTGAAGAATTATCAAAGAGTGACAAAGTAACATTTGATATAAAAGAACTATGTGGTGTATCAGTTGGTAGTTTATTTGGTTTACTATACATTATAGGTTATACTTATGATGAGTTGTATAAAGAAGTTATAGATGTAGATTTTTTAAATTTACAAAAATTTAAAATAAGTAATTTTATATCAAAATACGGGTTGGATAATGGAAATAAAATGATTGATTGGTTAACTGGATTATTAGTAAAAAAGGGGTTTTCCAAAGATACAACTATGAGAGAATTATGGTTAAAAACTCGAATAAATTTCCGTGTTGTTGTAGCTGATATAAATACTTATAGTATGGTTATTTTTGATTATATAAATACACCTAATTTAAAAGTGTTAAAAGCAATTAGGATGTCTACATGTATTCCTCTTGTTTTTTCTTCACAGTATTATAACAATACGTATTACGTTGATGGATCTATTATAAATAATTATCCGATACAAATATATGAAAATAATTTAAGTACTACACTTGGTTGTAAATTATTATCAAAAAGAGAAATATGTAAGGATAATTTGATTGATTCATTTGATAGTTATCTCTTTAATATTATAAATTGTTTTTTAATAAACAAAGAAAAACAAGCGTCTTCGTTTGATAAATACACTGAACATACTATTGATATAAGTGCATATCAGGTAACAAATGTATTAAATTTTGATTTATCAAAAAGTGATATACAATCATTGATAGATATGGGGTATAATTCTTGTTCCAATTACTTTGTCGTAAAACAAGAAATTGACAATGATAAATATTGGATTTAACCAACACGTTTAAGTTGGTATATATGTATTAGCACCAGTCCAAGATATATTGTGAACAATTACTTTGTATTGTTTATTGTTATAATTAACAAATGATGCGAAAATATGAATTCCAGGTGTTATTGATAAGATTTGTGATATTTGTAAACATTTGTCATAAACTATTGCCTTTCTATTTCCAGATGGATCTTCCAAAGTACATAGGTTGTAAATTGTATCGAATTTATCAAGGTCTGTTATATCATTTGTGTAAAACTCAAATATATAATCGTAATCAAATTCTGTATTCAAACTCATTATCGTGTTTATAATATTGTATAATAAAATAAAATAACCAAAATAAACAAAATATACAAAATAAAAAGAATAATTAAAATTGTGTATATGAATTATGTATATGAAAATAAAAAGAATTATTATCCGGACCGAGACATATTGTGAACAGTTACTTTGTATCGTTTATTGTTATAATTAACAAATGATGAACATATACGAATTCCAGGTGTTTTTGATAAGATTTGTAAAATTTCTAAAGATTTGTTATAAATTAACGCCTTTCTATTTCCAGATGGATCTTCTAAAGTACATTGGTTGTAAATTGTATTGAATTTATCAAGGTCTGTTATATCATTTATGTAAAACTCAAATAGGTAATCGTAATAGTATATAGCGTTTAAACTCATTATCGCGGGTTTTGTGTTTATAATATTATATAATAAAATAAATAGACGAAATACGTGGAATAAATAGAATACGTATATGGTTCAATTTAAAAGTTAAATCAAGGGACTATCGTGTTTGAAAATCAAAAAAAAATATATATATAATTATAAGAATGTCATCAACTATTGCTATACAAAACGTATATGGTGTAGATTCGAATACAGGATTTTTTTTTACAAATCATCCAGAAACAAATCAGATAACAAATACTATACAAATTGGATGGTACGCTCAAGGTGATGGTGTTTTAAATGGTAAAGTGATAGCAATTAATATTAACGATGAAAACGTTACGATTGAAAATCAATTATTTAAATCAGGGCGTTCTTATTATTTTACATCATATCCATTAAGCGAACCTCCTTGTTTTGGAGAAGGTACAAAAATATTATGTTTTAAAAATAATCAAGAAGTATACGTTCCAATTGAAAAAATTAGAAAAAAAGATTTAGTAAAAACATTAAATAATGGGTATTTAAGAGTTAATTTTATAGGTAAATCTTTTATACACAACTCAGATAATGATGAGCGTATTTTGCATAGATTGTACAAGTGTTCTAAAGAAAATTATAATTTGACAGAAGATTTATATCTTACAGGTAGTCATTCAATCTTAGTTGATAATCTTTCAGATGAAGAAAAAAGGAAAACAAATGAAATATGGGGGAAAATTCAAACAACTGATAATAAATATCGTCTAATGACCGCATTAGATAAAAGATCAGAACCATATAAAAATTCTAATGAATTCACTATATACCATATTGCATTAGAAAATCAGGATTATTATGGTAATTATGGTGTTTATGCTAATGGTCTATTAGTTGAAACATGTAGTTTAGTATGTATAGTATTGTCAAATATGATTTTAATTGAAGATTAAGTAAATTAACAAGTGTATTTGAGATTGAATTTTAAATAAATTAAAGACGTATTTTGAAATTATTTTCATATATAATATTAGAATGAGTTTTATTGAAGATTATGAAGTAATTCGTCATATAGGCAAGGGGTCTTTTTCAAATGTATATTTATGCAAGTATGATAGTCCTTTGATGACAGAAGAGGATGAATTGTTTATAATAAAGGAAATAAATATAAACCGGTTAGTGAAAAGTTATATTTCAAAAAGTTCAGGTAATACAATTAGATGTGTTAATAAAAAAAAAGATAAAAAGAGCATTGATGTAAATATCACACCATATACTAATAATGATGAATTAGTAAACACAGAACAAGAGTATTATTTTAAACGTTTAGAAGAATTAATAGAGAGTGAGATTGAAATTTTATCTAATATGGAACATCCAAATATTATTAAATTTTATGGATATACAAAACGCGATGGAATATATTATTTAAGGATGGAGTATTGTAATGGCGGTGACGTGTATGATTTTTTAAAAGGAAATATAGGTAATAAATATAAAAATGAGTGTGGTGGATTTACTAATTCCTTTTTCTACGAGTTTTTAAAACAAACAGTTGATGGTTTGGATTATATTCATAGTAAAAATATTATACATCGTGATATAAAATTACATAATATTTTAATAAAAGATGACGGTAATAAAATTGATTTTAAAATTTCAGATTTTGGTTTTGCTTGTTATGATTTATCTAGTGAAGCTCGATTTGATAAAAAGAATATTTTACATAGAAAATATTACAAATTATGTGGTACACCATATTATATGTCTCCAGAAATAATACAAAATATGAATGAAATGGAAAATATTACAAGTTATAAAATAAATTTGTTGAAAAAAAAACGTTTCAAGTTCTTATACGATAAACGAACAGATATTTGGAGTTTAGGAATATGTATATATGAATTGATGTTTAATTTGTTACCATTTTCAAATATAAAGAGTATTAGTGATTTAGAACGTTTTTATAATTTGGATAATATTCAGGAAATATTTAATAAGAAGATTAATAGAAGAATGGTTTTAAAAGATTGTTTCAAAGATATATTGTATAAAATCTTGTGTATAAATTACAAAGATCGATGTGATATAAACGATGTAAAACGATATTTACAAAATACTGAATTGAACGGAATGGTAGATTGTGTAAACAAAGATATAGCCAACGTAAAAGATATTATAAATTGTAGAGAGAATATGTATATTAAAAATGAAACGATGAAAAAAGATATAGTAAAAAATCCATTGGCGAACAATGATTGTGAATCTTCATGGGAAAAAATTAATAAATGTAGTTCTTTACCAACGGAGAGTATAAAACGTGGTTTTTTTGATTGGTTATTTAGAAAAGACTTTTAAATGCCTCTTTTCTAAAAGGGGTTATTTAGAAAAGACTTTTAAAGTAAAGTTTTTATAAAAGTATTTTGTATTTTTATAATTTTGTAATTGTATATATTTTTTTTATTAAAGTATTATATATAAAAAAATGGGTCAAGGACAATCAGCAATAGAAGGACCAGAAGGGCCAGAAGGGCCACAAGGACCACAAGGGCCTATAGGGCCATTGGGTCCAGTAGGACCATTGGGACCAGCAGGACCCAAAGGTGACACAGGACTAACCGGACCCAAAGGTGACACCGGACCTAGAGGCGACACAGGACCAGTTGGACCACTGGGACCAACAGGACCCAAAGGTGACACAGGACCAGCTGGACCAACTGGACCCAAAGGTGACACAGGACTACAAGGACTAACTGGACTAACTGGACCAACCGGACCAGCTGGAAATGTCGCATTTCAAGGTACTGATCTAGGTGCTATTTCAACTAATTTAGCACTAAATAGTACTTTTTTAAATGCGCTATCCGATAAAGTATCAGTTAATTCAGCCTTAACTTCATCTGTAGGTGGGAGTATTTCGGCCAATCCGACTACAAGATCACTAATAGGAGCTGATATAGCAGAAAGAGATGCATTTAAAATAGCAATAGCAAATCTATTAACAACAGATGCCACTTATAAAGCCAGAATAAAGGGAGAACCTGGTAATATTGGAGATGCCAATGCTGTAAAAACTGCACTTATTAATAAAACAGTTTGGTGCGCAGATGGTACTACAGCAACTACATGTAATGTACCAACTGGAAAAACTTTAGTAACTGAAAAAATCACAGCAACTGGAGATATTGCAGCAACTGGAAATATGACAGCAACTGGAAATATGACAGCAACTGGAAATATGACAGCAACTGGAAATATGACAGCAACTGGTGATGTAACAGGTAAAAGTTTTACAGCAACTGGTGGTGATATAAAAGCAACTGGAAGTGCTGTATTAGGTGAGGATATATATTTGTCAGGTGCAAATAGTAGGTGGGTTATCCATAGACCACGAAGAACTGAAGCTAGATATCTACATATTGCTCCATCAAATGAGGGAAAAACCGATTGGGAGTGGGATAATGGTGTAAGGTTGTACGCAGATGGTGGTGTAAATCTGAAAACTCTTAAAGCAACTAATCTTGAAGCAACTGATAATGTTTACGGAGTTAATCTTAGGGCATCCAATGCTGTTTATACGGATACGATTTGTAATAAAGCTAGTACTGGGTGTTTTAAAGTAGGCGATAATAATACTGCAACTTTTAAACATGTTTATGCCAACAATGCTGATCAAGCAAGTTATACACAAGTGTCAGTAGGTAAAGGAGTTTTATTTAAAAATGGCGATACAAGAACAGATGATGGTGGGAAAAAAACATTTACTGTAAGAAATGATGATGGAGACTTAAGATTACAGGGTATTAATGGAAGGATAAGAGTACCTCAAACTGCAGTAATAACATCTCTACACGTAGGTGACGGAGAGCTTGATACTACTTGGAATAAGGCGGGATTGAATATTCGAAATAACGATGGAAGTTGGACACATTTTAATGACGGGGGCGTCAATTTTATCAGAGGAGAAACAAAATTTACTAACCCTGTACAAATTGGTAGTTGGAGAATTGAAGAGAATGCTACTGGAGATTTAGTTTTCAAAAAGTGGAAAGATAATAAGTGGGCTACCAACGATGCCGATAATCCATATTTCCTTATATCTGCTGCGGATGGTAATGTATGGGTCAATCGATCTACTTCAAGAGGTTGGATTTCTGATAATATTGCCAATCATACACATAAATATTGGGCACCTGGAACTGGAGGATATCAGACTCAGACCTGGAAGACAGGTGTGGCGTAAGTTTATGTGCTAAACTTTAAAATTAAAATTATAAATATAAATTCGTAAATTATATTTATTATTATTAGTTGTATATGTTGTATTTTATTATCTGGTTTAAGCGGAGTTTACACAGAAAAAGAGTGAGAGGCGCTGATGGTAGTAATAATCGATCCCAAGCACAGTTGAGTTAACGCGCGTATTGTATGTTATGTACAATATGTATAAGATTGTGATGAATCGTATGTAACAATGTTAATTAATAATTAAATATAGAATTAATAAGTTAATTACGGAAATTTTTTTTATTTTTGAATATTATAAAAACAAAATATGGGTGGTGGACTTATGCAATTAGTCGCTTATGGCGCTCAAGATATTTACCTTAAAAAACCTGTAGGGTAGAAAAGTAGCCTGTTATAACTAAGAGGATATGTTATAATAAAAACAGTTAGTACTCCTTAATTAATCACCGCCATCACCCTTTTCGATTAATTTATGTACAGCTACTAGTGAAAAAAGGTCAAACTTTTTTTGCGACACTATCAAATTGCTGGAAACCCCTTAGAGCCTTTAGTACTAAAAATAAGAGGAAACTTTTATTTGGCCAAGATTAAACTTGGGTAGTAATTTCTATGAAATTACCTGTTCTAAATTAAATATAATTTAGAACTGTAGTAAAAATCTAAATGGATTGGGCAATCAGCAGCCAAAGCCTAAGGGTATATTTATTTAAATATATCTAAATATTTATAAATTAAATTTATAAATTGGCCTCAGTTCAACGACTAAATGGTAGTGGGTGAATCGAATTTTTTCGATATTAGAATTTTTTCGATATTAGAATAAATTCGATTTGCTTAAGATATAGTCTAATCCTAGTTGAAAGACTAGGTAGAGGAAAAATGTACAGGTAATCCTCAAATTACATTTTTTAAAGTTGTCTATCGTAGACACACAAACTTTGCTATTGAATCAATCGAACAAACCTTCAACGGAACTGTTGGGTTTGGTAGAAAGGTTTCATGTACTGTTTCAAGAAATGGTGATCTTATTCACAAGGTCTACTTACAAGCTACAGTTGGTGCTGTAGAGAATAGTACCAATGATTTTGCTTGGCACCCATATCTTGGACACAATTTGATTGAAGAAGTTTCAATTGAAATTGGTGGTCAAACAATTGATAAGCATTATGGTACTTGGTTAAATATCTGGAATGATCTTACTCAAACATCTGAAAAAGAAGATGGTTACAAAAAGATGGTTGGTAACACTGTTGCTATGACAGATACTACTTCAGGTGATGATAATACACCAGAATGTACTATGTATGTTCCATTGCAATTTTGGTTTTGTAGAAACCCAGGTCTTGCTTTGCCATTGATTGCATTGCAATATCACGAAGTTAAATTTAACATTACCTTTGCAGCATTCAATACCAATTTGTATTTAGCAGCTAGTGGTACTCCAACAGCTCCAAATATCGAAGCTAGTTTGTATGTTGATTACATCTATCTTGATACTGACGAACGTCGTCAATTTGCTCAAGTTCAACACGAATATCTCATTGAACAATTGCAATTCACTGGTGCAGAAACTGTATCTTCTGGTGCTTATAAGAGCAAACTTGCTTTAAACCATCCTTGTAAAGAACTCATCTGGGTTATTCAAGATGGTGCTAATGATGCTGCTCCAACTGCATACAAGACTATTGACAATGCTAAATTGCAACTTAACGGTCAAGATCGTTTCTCTGAAAGAGATGGAGCATACTTTAACTTGGTTCAACCATATCAACATCACACTTCTATTCCTTCAGATGGTGTTTATGTATACTCGTTTGCTCTTAACCCAGAACAACATCAACCATCTGGAACTGTTAACATGTCTAGAATTGACAATGCCACTCTTCAACTTAGCATTGGTGCTGGTGTTAGTAGTGGTAGTTTGAAAATCTTTGCTGTTAACTACAACGTTCTCAGAATTATGGCTGGAATGGGTGGTCTTGCATATTCAAACTAAATGGACTGTATGCTTAATATATTTTTGCTAGTCCTCCTAATTAAAATGAATGTTTTATTTTTATATTATTAAAAATAAAAAATAACAAACAAGATAAAAATATATCGTTACTAGAATTTATGCAAAATCGCAAACAATACTCTCACCAGATGTTTTGCATGATGTCCCACTTGCACAAGATCTATATATCCAATTGTTATTTGTACAAGTAATAAAACCATTCCCATCACATTTCATTTCACCTGTAGTACAACTACATTTTTCTTGACTTTGATCTTGACTTTTTTCATTTACTTTATCTTGGTTTTGATCTTTACTGATAAAACGTCGATTTTCACTAATAATATGTTTATCAGAATTATGTTTATCAGAATTGTGTTTATCAGAATTGAGATTAATGTTCTTTCTAGAATAAAATAGATCTCTTCCATCAAGTGAACTAGGTGAATTTACTTGCCATTCTGGAACTGTAGGATATCCTGGTAAATTTACAATTAATAATTCTTTACCTGGAATATGGGTCATCTTACCGTTTGTCTTTACATTTACATCAGCGCATTCCATATAATATTCTCTATTACCTATTCTATTAACCCAACTCCAAAAAACAGTTATATTATCGCCTCTTGCGTATTTAGGTATTTCATAAGAATAAGACATTGTATTCAACAAACAATCGTTTAAAACTGTTTTTAAAACAACAAAATTATTATTATCATATGATATTCCAAACTGACAATGGCCACCACCGTGTGTAGCAGTACCTTCTAATGTTATTGTAATTTCATTTGTTTCAAATGTAGCTACAACAGGACCTTTTGGAAATCCTTTACAAGGAAAACTAAAAAAATCCGGTGATACATTCAAAGGTGAACGTAAATTATAATTAACTAAACCTATATTAGCGTAATATTTACTTAATTGATTTCTTCTTGATGGAGGATAAGTCATAGAAATATGTCCATAACATAATGATAACAATAATACCACCGGTAATAACATTATCATTTAAATACCTTATTCTTTAAATACGTTTACATACATAATATAAAAGGATCGTCGGTTAAAATACATTTTTCATTATCTACATAACCAACTCTTTCAAGACTATCAATGTCATATACGAATGATGAATCGGTATAATAAATTGTTCCATCGATTAATTGTTTTTTCATATTTTTTGTATTTATATTATCTACATTTTTAATAGATTCGTCTATTAAGAACAAATTATCATTTTGTGATATAAAATTATCGTTTGTTTTTTGACGAAATCCTAAATATTTATGTGTTTTACAATAATCAGATTCGTTTTGAGCACGTTTACAACATTTATTTCCATTCTGTGAAATACCTATACACATTTTGATTTCATCAGAATTACCAAATATATTTAAAAATTTATGTAAAAGTATTTCTTTTGAAACGTTTTGATTTGTATCTTTATAAAAAATATCATATTCAAAAAAGATATCCTCTATAATTGTTGAAATATCTTTAACATAAGCTCTTTCGACACTCGAATTCATATTGCTAATTCTTTTACATAAACGTTGCAACTCCATCTTTAGCACTTTTCTTTCTAATTTTTGCAAAAATATTTTGATTTTTTATAGAAAAAATATACGTACCAACTGTTTTGTCATCGTTATTTTGGTTATCGTTACTGTTATCATTAAAATTACCTGATAATAAAGAAACCATTCCTTTTGCCATCAAATCTTGTTCTGTATTTTGTCGTTTAATATGATATCCATAACAAGTTTGTTGTTTGTCAAACTGTGTTATTAAAATAATAACTTGATCTGAATTGTTTGAAAGACATACATTTAAACATTTTCTACTTTTTGAATATGATATGTCCATTTCGTCACAATCTAACGAATCTGATGTTTTGTTAGAATTGTGTAGTAAATTATCAGATTCCATTTTTATATAACGGATTTGTTTAAAATCCTTGTCAAAATGTAATGTTAATATACTATCACGTATAGTATACGATTCAACTTTCATTATATATTCATCTTTCATTATATAATCATTTTTCATTATATAATTAATAATGTTATGTTTAAATTAAACATTAACACGTATATATATCTTATTTATTTCTAAAATAATCGTTTCTTTTCAAAATTTCACAAAGTACTGCATTTGGTAATCCAACTCTTTCTTGTAAATGTTTTAATGCCAATGTTTCTTTTGGTAAACATTTACCACCAAACCCATAAGACCCATCGTGACCAGGAACATCAATATGTGATTCTCCAATTCTTGGTTCTAAATGAAATAGTTCTTTAAGATCCTCGTAATTTACATTAAAACTTTGACATACTTCTTCAATCTCATTAAAATACCATACTTTAACTGCAAGAAAAACATTAATAGTATATTTAAATAGTTCACATTCCTCATAAGATTTATAAATAATATCAATTGTTTTATGACAATACAAGTGCTTCATAACTTCCCCAACTTCGTGTTTCATATTTTCATCACAATTTGTTCCAAGTAAACAAAAACTGGCATTGTACATGTCTTCTTTAAATGTTTTTTCTTTTAAAAATTCAGGACAGAATACAACATTTAATTTTGCACCATATTTATCTGATAATATCCTAGATGTTCCTGGTCTGACAGTTGATTTAATAATTACAGATGTCGATTTAGATGATTTCTCATATAATTCATTCATTACACGTTCAACAATTGTAATATCACATTCGCCCGTAACACTATCTGGTGGTGTCGGTACACAGATAAAATAAACATTGTGTTCGTTTGATTGTTCTGAAAAATCAATCAATGTATTAATATTAGAAAAATTTTTAACAGCCAATTCCTCATCTTTTTCAATAACGTCATATGTACAAAATGGCACATTATTACTTTTACAAAGATGTCCAATAGCACCACCTACATAACCATAACCGACAATGTTAACAAATTTATAAGACATTTATAATATTATAAATTATATTTTTAAATTCGATTTTAATTAAGATATGCTTAATATTTTTCCAATGTTTTTATCAACATAATTATTTCCATACCATAAAAAGTATGCCTGTGAATTCTTATCATCTGGTTCTTGTGTATGTGAAAATACGTGTTTGAATTCAATCTCTATATTTTTTCCCGATTCCCTTATTGTTTTTTCATAATCTAGAATTTTTTTAATGGTATCTTGGTTTTTTACACATTCTCCTTTTGAATTTTTCCAATCGTTTTTAACCCAATTAGATGACCATTTTGTAATACAATTAATCGAATACGTACTATCACTACATATAACAATCTTTTTGTTTTCAAACACATCAGCGTTTTCATATATAATTTTATATACATATTTTATGGCAGATAATTCGGCTTTATTATTTGATGGATCCTTTGTTATCATTCTTGTAGTATTAAATTTGTACATAATAGATTCTGATTCTTCGGTAAACAGAACAGAATATGCAGCTTTACATCCTGGTTTACCATTACGATAACAACCCCCATCTGTGAAAATACAAAGTTTATCTGTGTTTTTATCTGTATTTTTAGATTTATATAACTGTTCTAAATCGTTATATAAATTCGATATTGTTTTTGATGATAATTGTGGTAAAATATCAATTAATGTTTTTGAATTAATTTTGTTTTTGTATAAAAAAATTTCAAAGTCTTTTTTAGTAGCCATATAAATTATAGTTTATATTTTAAAAAATGTATAATTATTTCAGTTATTTATCTAGCAGGAGTTTTAGGAGAATTAAACATATAATATAAAAATCCTTGATCTATAGATGTTTCTCCACATAATTTATCACTTGTTTTTTTATCTTCACCCTGTACAGATTCATAATTTTCGCGTTTAGCAAACAAATATTGAATCGCAAAAAGAATTGCTACTAAAATTATAAAATGCCAAATTGTAATATCCTTCATTATTAATAACACAATAATAAAAAAAAAAATTATTAATATACAATATAACAATTAAATGAAAAAGATGAAATATTCGAAAAAGAAATCTATAGCAAAATCTAAAAAACGAAGTACCACTAAAAAACGAAGTACCACTAAAAAACGAAGTACCACTAAAAAACGAAGTACCACTAAAAAACGAAGTACCACTAAAAAACGAAGTACAGTTAAAAGGCGAAGTACTGTTAAGAGACGAAGTACAGTTAAAAGGCGAAGTACTGTTAAGAGACGAAGTACAGTTAAAAGGCGAAGTACAGTTAAGAGAAGATCAAAATCAAAAGTAAGAATTCCGATAATTCATAAAGGTGCTCTTGGAAAATACCATATAGATTTACCTGAAAAGAAGAGACGATCCATACTTAAAAATTTATTAAGTAAGGGCGAGGCGACGTATTCTGAAATAATTAAAAGATTGAATGTATTAGTGATATATAATAAACGAAGATATCCAGAAACATCTCGTAAAGCTAAACGTGATTTGGATTTTATTCATCGCCAATACGCTAATTAAAAAGAGACGCTAATTAAAAAGAGTTCAGTTACCTTTGATTTTATTAAAGTAATTTTCATTATCCAAGATAGTTCTAATAATTTTCATGATAGATTTTTTATCATTTGATGATATTTTAGTATCAAACTTTTCCTCTATCTTTTTGATAATTTTATTTAATTCTAGTTTTTTACATTTCATTTCTGTAAGACAAACATTTTGTATATGATGTAGGAAAAAAATATTTTTGTCTATTAATCTGGTTAATTCGTCTGGTAAATCCATCCTTTTAAAAATTGTATCAATCTTTTTTTTACATTTAAGACCTATTGTTCTATAATGTTTATTTTGTTTATCATAAAATATGATTATTATTTTAGGAAATAGATGATCTGGGTTACTAAGATCAGTGATATTCAAATCACTATCTAATATTATTATATCTATTTCAAAACATTTAGATATCAATGATAATGTAACGTTGTCACCTTGGAAATGGAAACCTGGTTTTCGAAGTTCTTTAGTAAAATCTCTTTTTGTTTTTATTGAAAATGGGTCCCAATCTCCTTCGAATTCTCCATTTTGTTTTTCTAGTCTATAATTTTGTATTATGATAAAAAAATCATTGTTATCTAAATTATTAATGTACTTGCATATTGATTTTCTTAAACGTTCGTGATTTGTTTTAATACCCGCATTTGTTAAAGCAGTTTCTATAGATCTAAATTGACAATTACCATCTGCTAAACAATTTTTTATAACAAAATTTTTGGATAAAACCTTTTTCTCCCACTTTGGATGAATTGCTTCCCAGATAAAAGTATCTTTTTTATTTTGCGTGTCTTTATTATTTTCTGTATCTTTATTATTTTCTGTGTTTTCAGTGTCTTCTATATTTTGTGTATCTTTTTTTGTATTCATTTGGGTTTCTTCTGATGTATGATCAAAATCGATATCGTCAATGTCAATAAAATTTTTAGGTGAGAATTTATTGTTGTTCATTAACTATATGGTATAAAAAAATAATAAGCATACAACTTTTATTGGTATTATAATAATTTTATTGGTATTATAATAATTTTATGGGTATTATAATAATTTTATTGGAGGTGTAAATTACACGTCTTCTGTGTGGTTATCAAAATCTTCATTGAATGTTTGTTTAATTTTGATATTGAATCCATAGTTCATACAACCGTTTATAATTGCTTCTTTTTCATTACCAAATTTAATTTTCATCGCACGACGTAAATCTTTAATATCTGGGATACGTGAATTTGGATAATTACCTGACCACCAATTGGAAAAGTGGCTATAAATTGTTTTGTTAGGTTCAAAATCATTTGATGATTCTTCTAATATTTGATCAAAGAATTCATTAAACTTATCATTTTCAACTTTGTATTTGTCTGTAGCTTTCTTGACTTCGTCTGGTTCTATCATACCTTCTTCTAAGAATCGTGTGTACCAATGAATAAGAATACTCATAAAATATGGTCTCCAATATTTAATCTTATATTTAATGGATGGATCTATTTTAAATTCGTTTTCTTTAACTGGATTGTCACAAAATCTCGACTTAAACTCCACCACACGTATTCTTCTCCAAGTCCCTCCATCGATACTTGTGACTGTGGGAAGATCATTACAACACATAATCATTGTTCCTTGTAATTTGAATGAAATAGGTGCTTTAAATAATTCTCTGGCAATAATAGTATCTCCACCAGTATATTGTTTTAAAATACCAGTTCTAAGTTTATCATCGTGTTCTGGTTCTTGGAATGTAAAAATTCTTTTTCCACGTAATCTGACTACATCTGGTGATGCGTTACTGGAACCTCCTCTTTTGTTTGTTAATAATGAGACATCTACACCTACCATATAATCACCTAATGTATTTTCCAAAAAATTTACTAATGTAGATTTACCATTAGCACCTGATAACCCAGTCCAGATATAAAAACGTTCATCAGGAACACCGACAAGAGCTTTTCCCAACACTTTTAAAGTATAGTCTAGTACACGTTTGTTTGGAATGATTTGTCCCAGAAATTTATAAATATCTTGTGTATGTGGACAAGATTCGTCATATTCAAGGAAATCATATCCAGTTGAGAATGTTAAATAATCATTTTGTATACCTTGTCTGAAACTTTTTTCTTTAAAATCGTATACTCCATTTTTAAATCCCAAAAGATTTGGAGTTGAATCTAAATTTGTATAAAATTCGTTATCGTATGTTTTAAATAAGTAGATAACTTGTGATATAATATTACCTTTAAAAGCAACGTTTTCTAATTTGGATATAATGTTGTCAACCATTTGATTACGCATATTAGCATCAACTTTTTCATTATTTACCAAATAATCTTGTAAATTTTTAGTTTGTGATGATGTATCGCTGATTTTAATACTTCTATAATATTTAGGAAGTTCTTCTGAAATTAAAATATTCATTAAATAACTCTTTTTCCATCTAATACCATCAAATTCATACCATTCTGTATTTCTTATATCATCTACACGAAATCTATTTTTGTATATTTGAAAAACTGCTTTGGCAATAGAATAATGTGATCCAGATAAACTAACTTCTAAATACTGTCTTGTTTCATCTGTAATTTCTATTTCTGAACGCCAATATTTAGTAGTCATACTTAAATACAGTTCAGGATATTTCTCTTGAAAACCTTCTGGTAATTGAAATCCCGAATCAGGGAAAACTCTTCTTGTACATTCTTCATCATAACATTTCATATAAATACCATTAATACTAAATTCAAAATAAATGGGACTAACGTTTCTTTCGTGTTCGCGTTGTTTAAAAGGACAATGTTTTCCATTTATGGAGACATAATAACAAAAAATGCCTAATTTGTTTTGTTTTGCATAGATTCTTTGAATATTTACATCAAAATTTTCTAAACATTTGTTTTGACTTTTTAAATCCAATAAAATTTTTTTTACTTCATTTTGTAATTTGTCATTGTTAATACCTTTTACTGGAATTCGTTTCTCTGTTTCTGTTACAACAGATTTATTTTTTAATTCACTGATTTTTGTATTAGATTTTCTTTTTACGATAGTTTTCGAAAAATTTTCAAAAGATGTATTTTCTAAATCGACAAATCGTTTGGTCTCCATATCGTAAATTTTATAAACTACATCCACTCCATTGTGGTCTTTTTCATTATCCATATTTTTAATTCCTTTTTCAACTTTCTTAGAACCAAGTAAACGTAAACCTGTTCTGTATACAGAAACATCAATGGCACTTTTTAAATCTTCACTTAATAAATCTTGGTTTTTCAAAATGTTTGTTATTAAATTTTTTGCAATTGCGTTATTAACAATCAAGTTGTAAAAATTAATATGGTAATTAAAACCTTTTGCAGTAATTCTTTTGGAAATAATAAATTCCATCAATTTGTCATTTTCCATAAACATTTCTTTTATAGATGTACAACTCGCATTGATAATGTCTAATACATCATCGTCAGAAAGTTTGTAACTAGAGCGTTTTGGTACATCCAAATCAATAAAGAATGCAAAAGTTGAATTGTATACCTTTTCAATAAGATAAAGAGAATCTCTTTCTTCATTATCTTTATCAGAAATTACATTATAATAACGTTTATAAAATTCATCAAAGTTGTTATCAGGGACATTGTATTTACCACCATTAAATGATAAATGAGTTTGTTCATTAGAAGAGTTTTTTGTAAATTGAAGAATGTATCTATTAAAAGACATTTGTACTAAGTAATTATTTTATATTGTTATATAATTTCAATTTTTTTATAATGTATTTTCTTACCAATTTACAAGTGTAATGTAATTTTGAAGTTTATAGAAGATTTACAAAAATAGTATAATCATAAATGTTTAAAATATGATTATATATAATTATTCAAAATGTCGAATAATTAGTGAAGAAGAATCTTTATTACCAGAATTTAAAAATTTTAAATTTGTATTAGATTTTAAATGTAGTGCACCAGATTTTTCCGGTATAACTCGTGGAATTTATGATTTAGATACTGACATACTTTATTTTCAATACGATTTTGAAAAATTTAAAAATAGTATAAATAATATTCGAACAAATTGTTCTATTTTGTCTAAATATGATATTTTAAATGAAATATATGAAAGTTTACATTCGAAAACTAAACTTGATGGGATTAATATAACTGTTTATTAAGTTAAAGGAGTAAATTGTCTTTGTGTAATTTAGGTAAATGTGTAAATTTATTTTATAATTCTTATTATATAATGAGTGAACAATTAATATATATAAAGGATTTTATAGAAAATACACATTACATTTATACTAACGAATCAAATGTTAATTATGGATTTATAAAGTGTTATGAATGGTTAAAACAAGAATATAGAAAAAAATATCCTGATAGTGTAGTTGATATTAGATATACTGTATCCGATAAATCATGTGAAGTTTTTTGCGAAAAAGAAATTCTAGAAAAGGGGTGGGTTTGGAATTCTAGTAACCTAGAAAAGAAAGTATTATACGAAATGACATTTATACCAATTTGTGTTTTTACAGAAAAACAAGATGTAGAAACAATGACACAAAATGTAGACACATCACATTTTGGAACACAAACAATCCCTATTAAAAATACAACAAATAAAAAAAGAATTAGAGATTATGCTAAAACAAGAGATTATGCTAAAACAAGAGATTATGATTACAGTTCATCTTGTTCTTCATCTACTGTTTCGTCGTCACCTGTTTCGTCTACTGTTTCGTCGTCTCCTGTAAAAAGTAAATATTTAAAAATGGATTCTATCGATTTTTTTAGTTGTTTAGAGACAAATACGACTGATACTATAACAAATTGGTATGTTACTGAATTAGAACCAATTATAAATAAAGTTACAGAATTACGTTTAGGTAATGAAGGGTATACTAAAAATCCATTTTGTCCGATAAATCCAACTAACCCATTCGAGAATAAAAATGAAGGGTATGCTAAAAATACATTTTGTCCAATAAATCCAACTAATCCATTTGCGAATAAAAATGCAATTAACAAAGATTCTTTAAGAATTGAATTAAAAAAGAAATTAAATGAACCAAACTTTGGTCTTCGAACTATTCGAGAAGAATAAACGAACTATTTTTGTAAAATATCATCTACATCATTAAAAATAGTTTTAAATAATTCATTATTTTTATTCCACGATAAAGAGTCGTTTGCTAAAGTATTCTTTTCAGTATCTGTAGTATTAATATATCCGATTCCTTTTTCGGGATTAATATCTGTCATAAATGAGATCATTCCTTCCATCATCGTTAAAATATTCCAAGTGCTTGTATATGTCTCTTCGTGGTAAGCAGAAAATGTCGTGCAAATTTTTTTATTTGTTTCAAAGCGTCCATTTGGTGTTAAGAATATGAAATTGGGTGGTTTTAATGGATACTCGTAATGTAACATAATTTTACCAAAATAAACACCACCTTGAAATGCAGTGTCTTGTAAATCGTGAACTATAAAATACCAAGTTAGAATGTCATCGTCATTGTATCTTAAAATTAAATTTGGAAAACTAAAATTTTCTTTTTTATACATTGAAATTTCTTTGTTTAATCTCTTAGCACATAGTCTTGAAATCTTCAACATTTAATTATATATTATTATATATAATTATTTTTAAGTAAACTTATATCTATTTATTATGTTATCTAAGTTTTTATTCTGTAATACCGTATTACAAATGTATAATTTAATCTTTGTGATCTTTTTTGTTAAGAACAAAGATAAGCATTTATACTTATACTGTGGAATTAAATGTTATTTTTATTTAAATGTTGTTTTTATTTAAATGTTGTTTTTATTCTGCTTTTTTTTTATTAGATGATATTAATATAGATGTCACCGAGTATTTTTCAGTTACAGGCTCTTGGTACACAAGACGTTTATTTAACTCAAGATCCACAGATAAATATCTTTAAATATAACTATTATAGATATGTTAATTTTGCAACAGATACAGCTAAATTAAATTTTAATACAAGTGTCAATTTTGCTCAAAAATCAAGTTGTGTAATTCCAAAACGTGGACATTTATTATCAAAGTTACATTTACATATAAGTTTGCCAATATTAGAAAAGACAGACGGGAAATATGCTTGTTGGAGTGATACGTTAGGATATGGTATTTTTGATGGTCCAATCGAATTACAAATAGGTGGTGTGGTTGTGGATAGATTATACCCTCAATTTTTAGATGCATGGGATGAATTGACTAATAACAATGATTTGGGTAAAAACTTTATGATATTAAAATCTGATACATTTGTATCTAACTTTCAAAATGCTTCAAAAGCAGTTAATTTAGTAATTCCTTTAGATTTTTGGTTTACAAAAAAGTATAATATGGCTTTACCTTTATTAAGTATATATGACCAAGATATCAAGGTTGTTTTTAAACTACGATCATTTTCAGAATGTATTAACTATGATGGATCAACACCACCTAATGAAGTTGATATTGTAAGGTCTGAATTGTATGCCGAATATATATTTTTAGATGATGTTATTTTGAAACAATTTCAGTTTCAGAAACATCAATTTTTAATAGAACAAGTTCAGTATAATGGTGATGAAATCATTCAACCTTTAACAAATAATTATAACAGTGATTTGAAATTCAATTATCCTTGTAAAGAACTCGTTTTCTTTGCAGTTGATAGAAATAATTCAAATACAAATAATTATTTTTCTTATTCCAATCCATCCGATGAAACTCCTCTTATACAAGAAGCTTCTTTGTTATTAGATGGTAAATATAGGTTTGATAAACTACCAGAATTTTATTATAGAACTATATTTCCAGATAATGTACATTCTGTTATACCTATGAAGTATATTTATGTAATGCCATTTTGTTTACGACCAGAAGATAACCAACCAACTGGATCAATAAATATGTCAATGTTTAATGACATAACATTGGCATTAAAACTATCTAATAATAATCCATCAGTTAAATTATATGTTTTTGCCATATCTTATAATATAGTCACTATAGAAAATGGCGTGTTAAATCTTGAATTCGTATATGTTTAATAAACGATTATGTAATGGGTAAAATATGAGTGTTTTATATTAAGTTGATTTTTATTTTACAAGTTGATTTTTATTTACAAGTTAATTTTTATTTATTTGTAATTAAAAGTTTAATTAATAAAAGTTTCCAAATTCATCGATTTTTAATAAACGTGTTTTGTAAATTTTTGACAAATCTATTAGATTTAAATTTGTATAATCCATAAGACTGTAGATTTCATACAAGTGTTTCTTTTCAATGCTTTTAAAATTTTCACGGTAGTTTACATTATTGTTGTTTTGTTGTAATTCAACAATGTATCTATAAATGATTTCGGTTACGCAGTTTGTGTACATGTTAAGTACCTGTGCTATTTCTTGTTTTTTAGAGTTTTCTTTGTGACGTTTGTGTAAAGTTAATTTGAATGATTCTTCGGTAATAGTTGATTCTAAAAATTTGAAACGCAAGTCAAAGTTATCATTGATTGTTCCATTGGCATATTTAGGGAGCTCTATTCGTCTTATATTCGAAGTGGCTGCAGCTATTAAATAAATAGGGTTGTTCTGTGGATTTAATCTTAGATTATACAAGTAAATAATAATGTTACGATCAATTTCTCTTCCACAACGAATTTCTAATAAATTTCTTTCTTGGTTTTCTTGTAATTCCATAAAATGTGGATTATGAATAACTCCTGATTCAATCTTTCCTGTATTCCAACTAAAAGCTGTATGACATAATGTACAAAAGATTTGGTCACATCCATCGATTTTAAAAATAGGCGTTGCGCATTTAGGACAACCTTTGGAATCTCTTGAAAGTAATTTTACGGTTTCAACATTTTCAGGATTACATTTGTGATTTGTATTAGTCTGTAATACATCGTGACAATCTTTGCAAGTTTCATTGTTACACATACCGCATTTCCATTCATAATTCAAGAATCCAGGACAATTTTGAACAGTACATTTTTTGATAAAATTCTGTGTTTCAATGTTTAATGATTTTAGCTTCTGTTCTAATTCCCATTTTCTTATTGTTAGATTAACAATTTCTATTGTTTTATCATCTTGTTTTTCATTGTTGAACTTCCAATTGTCGTAATCGTTTTCATTGTTGAACTTCCAGTTGTTGTAAGCGGTTTCATCCTCATTTTCATTGTAATTTACATTGTAATTTACACTATTTACATTGTACTCAGGGTTATCGATTAAGTTATCGATTTCTTCAGATATTTTTTTAATTTCATCATTGATTAATCGTTTCATCTTTTTTTCTTCAACAAAGGGTTGAGTAGCTGGTAACATTGCGCGTTCACGGTCGAATAAAATATTTTCAATATGTTTTTTGTATTTTTTTTGAAATGAGTGTGTAAATAAACTATATAAAGTTCTGTAATCCCAATCAGATTTACAGTTCATACAATGAGATAGTTCTTTAGAAGACATCAAGTACGTTTCATTACATTCTCTGCAACTTTCAAAGCCACAGTGAGTACAAGCGAGCATAACACGATTTGATCGGTTAAAAGGTTCAATACATACGTTGCAAGACATTGGTAATTTCTAAGAAATAGAAAAAAAATTCAATTTTTTATGTATACATTAACATTTTATATATTTTGTTTTACAAGGAATAACTAAACCAGGTGTATTAGTTAATTTGACATTTTTTATACAGGTATATATAACTGTATAACGATTAGGTAATCCATTTTTATATTCTCTGAATAAAACAGCAATCTGATTTAAATATTTTTTTGGAATTTCATCAGTTTGTGTTTTAAAAACAAAATGTGGTCCACTCAATTTATCTAAATGAAACCATATATCATTTGGTGAACTCGTTTTTATAATTTTATCATTTTCATTCTGATTTTGACCTATAATCAAATCGTAGTTTTTATCATTTTCTTCAACGTAAATTTCAATGATTTTCATCAAAATATAATTTACACAATCGACTTGCACACTTGTGTAACAAGAAATTGTACGTATTATTCATTTTATTATAAACTTTACACTTTCCCAAATATCATTTCGTTTATTCTGGTATTTATTCTAAATGTTCTATGGACTATTATGCTTATTACTAAAATAATTATAAAAACTTGAAGATAACTCTTTTTATATGTATTAGATATGTAATAACTTACAATTAACATAAATAATATGTCCAAATCAATACCTAATATTTGAATACGATGTAATCGTTCTAAATATTGTCTAGTGTTTTCAGACAACATTAATAATACAATACAAATTAAATGTTAATAATAAATGTTATTTACGTACTTTTTATATTGTTTGCAAATTCTACTGTTTCCATAGTTTGGTCACAATAGTCTGCTTCTTGTCTTATACAACACAATGTAATAAATTTTGTGGGTTTCCATACTGAATCGGGTGTATCGGTTTTTTTAGATGGTAAGTTATCTAAAAATTTCAGTATTGGTATTTGTAAGGAATTGTTTATATTATCGATCATTTTCTCTTCATCTTGTGGTTGTACAAAGTAATTTTTAACATTATATACAACATTGTAACGTTCGTCTAACTTTTGTTTAGGAGTTGGGATTTTTACACCGTTTTTCATATTGAAATAATAAATTAGATGATTTATATTTTCATTTATATAAAATCCTTCGTTTAAGATATTTAATATGGTTTCTGGAGTGTATATTGATCTATATTCTTCTTTTATATTTTTTTGTATATTAGTAACTCCACCAACTGGTGGTGGTGCCATAACACTTGCCAATGATGTTTTGTTTTTATCTATAAATGTGTTAAAAATATCAATAGGTGATTCTCTGCCAGCCATATCTACGATTGTTATAAAACCTCGTTGGCCATTTTTAAAAGTGATTTCGAATACAAGATATAATGCTGATCTACTTGATACAGGATTGTTTGGTGTTGATTTTATACGATTTTTTTCTATACGGTATTTTTCGATTATATCTGTTAGGGAATATATATCTTCTATTTTTAATGATTTTAGATCTATATAATTTGGTATTCTTTTTTCAAATACAATTGTTTCATCTACGGAAACATCTTTAAATTGTGATATTTTATTAATTAAATTATGAATTAACCCTGATACTTTTCTATTATTGAAATTGATCTTGTCATAATATTGTTCAAATGCATATTTTAACCTAATATTAGCAACATTTTCTAAATTGGCTAAACCATAATGTAAAATACCCGGGTTACCCTTTGAACCGATTAATGAAAATGTTTTACCAGATCCACTTACACCATAACCAAATAACACAATAGAATACCCTTGTTCTACTTGTCTAAATGCAGTGTATAAACCAGGACTTATTGTGTCAGACGATTCTATTATATCATTTATATTTACAATTAATGATTTTGGATCTTGTATTATAGTACCTCTTTGTCCTGTATAAACATCTAAATTTGTAAAATCTTCTTCAAATATACCATAAAATTCACCAAAATAAATTTCTTCTTTATATTTTGTATTAGGAACACTTGAACAGTTTATTGTTAATCCCTTTATTTTTTTCTTTTCAATTGTTTTAATTTCTATAGAACTTTTTGCTCGTTCTTTATTTATCAATGGTTTTATTCTTATATAAGTTCTAATTGCTCCTGATAAATTTTCATATATGTTTGTTAACTGTGCATCTTGATTTCTATATAATAGTTTATTAACCTCCCAATATTCTAGTAAATTTTTCAAATCATTACAATATGTATCTGGAACTCTAGAACGTGTTGTCTTGGATTTCAAATATTCAAAATTTGGACTATCTATATAATCTTGTAAATTTAAAAATTTTATATGATTGTTTATCTCCATTTTAACTTTTTCAAAATCATTCGTTACTAATGTTTTAGTAGATTCGTTTAAATTTCTGAAATAACTCAAGTTATTATTTATTATATCATCTAATTTTTTAATAATTTCTTGTTTTCTATAAAAAATGTTATTCAATGAAACAAAATTAGAAACTATACTATAACAATCATCATAATCTATTTTGGATTCAATTGGTGTATTTCTATTTTTTTCCAATAAAATATTTAATTCACCTAGATCACTTTTTAATTTAGGAATAATATTTGATTCGTAATTATAAATTTTGCTATTTAATTTCGATTCTGTTTCTTCAAATGATTTTTCTTGTTCTTGAAATGACTTTTCTTTTTCTTGAAATGACTTTTCTTTTTCTTGAAATGTATTTTTTAATTCAGATAAAGTAGATTCTAGTTGTGATTTTTCAGATAAGAAACTTGAAATCTCTTGTTCTTTTTCTTTAAGCGCGTCTTCTTTCTTAGATAATTCTATTAATTGTTCGTTTATAGTTTTATTCAAAGACATTTCTATATCTTTTATATTTTGTTTTAAAAGTTGAACTTCTTTACTAGACATATTTGATTCTTGGATTTGAGATTCTAATGTATTTTGTAAATTATCCTTTGCTTTTTTAAAATCTTCTATTAATTTCCGTTTTTGTTCTTGTATATCAAATCTTGATTTTTCTACCCACGATAACCACATATCATTATATTTTTGTATAGCATCAATAATATCTGATTTTTCCTTTATAATTTTTTCACTACACCTTGATTTATAACCTTGTAATAATTTATTTTGCAAATCAGATTTGTCTAGTTCTTTTTTAGAATCATCTAATTCAGCACGTATTTTTTCTATAGATGATTCTAAATCATTTATAACATCTACTTTTTCTTTTAATTTTACATCGTAATCTGATATCAAATCTTTATTACTTTCAATTAATTCTAATGATCTTTTTTCATTTCCTAATATATTGTCTAAATTTTCTTGTAGATTACGTTTTTCTTCAATGTCTTGTTTGTGTATTTTTTCTAAATCTTCAATTTTAAGATCCTTTGATTCTATAAATTCTTTAACTGATTGTTTATGTTGATTAATCCCTTCTAAAATAGCTTCATTTTGATCAATTATTTGTTTACTACATTCCTGTAATTTTGACATAACTTGATTGTATTGATCATTGATATCTTTAATTTTTTCTTCGTATTTATTTTCTATTAAAATAATTTCATTTGATTTGCTATCAAAAAGTGCCTTGTATTTATCTGTTTCAGATAATTCTTCTTCTTTTTTGTTTATATAAGATTTCAATTCATCAACTATTTTTTCATGTTCTTTTTTAGAAATAGTATCCTCTCTTTTTTCAAACAATTTAATTAATTTTTGTTTGTCTTGATCTGTAAATCCCTTGACAATAGGGAGTTTTTCAACAATCCCTCTAAAATCATTTGATGATAATTCTTTTATATTAATTGGTTCAATTAATTTACATAATACACCGTTTTTATTAATGAATCCTATTACTAAATTATCATTTGATAAAATGAATGCTAGAGCTTGTGTTTGTTGGAATTTAAATGGTTGAAAAACAATTTTAGGATATGTTTTTTTGATATAATCTATAATAGATGATGAATCCATTCTTATTATAGTTTATATAGAAATTAATGTTTTAAAAAAAAAATTATTTTTCAATATAACCAATTATATTATTTTTATCATTGACGACAATATCTAAACCTTGTAATACCATATTACTTGATAAAATTTCCTTTTCTTTTTCTTTAAATAATTGGTCTTTTAACATTGGTTTACATAATTTACTTTCAGAATCCCATACTAATTGATAATGTGAACAAGGTAAGCATCTATTTTCATTTGTATCAAATTGATCCCCCTCTAAGCATTCTATTTGTTTAATAATCTCTTTTGATTCACTTGGTGATAATGTAGTAGCTTCATCTATTTTTTTATCTAAATCAATTTTATCCTCTGTTTTTATAATTTCAACACTAGGTAAAGTTTCTACAATGTCTTTTGAAATCCCAGGTTCACTTACAGTAGGTTCAGTAGATTCAGTAGGTTCAGGTTCGCTTACTTCAGTAGGTTCAGTTACAGTCGGTTCAGGTTCACTTACAGTAGGTTCAGGTTCAGTTACCGTAGGTTCAGGTTCACTTACAGTCGGTTCGATTGTTTCAGTTACAGTAGGTTCGATTGTTTCAGTTACTTCAGTTGCAGTAGGTTCAATCGTTTCAGTTACAGTAGTTTCAGGTTCACTTACAGTAGTTTCAGGTTCGCTTACTTCAGGTTCAGTAGTTTCAAGTTCACTTACAGTAGTTTCAGGTTCACTTACAGTAGTTTCAGGTTCACTTACAGTAGTTTCAGGTTCACTTACAGTAGTTTCAGGTTCACTTACAGTAGTTTCAGGTTCACTTACAGTAGTTTCAGTTACTTCAGTTTCAGTTACAGTCGTTTCAGGTTCAGTTACAGTAGGTTCAGTTACAGTAGGTTCAGTTACAGTAGGTTCAGTTACAGTAGGTTCAGGTTCAGTTACAGTAGGTTCAGTTACAGTAGGTTCAGTTACAGTAGGTTCACTTATAGTAGTTTCAGGTTCAGTTATAGTTATTTCAGGTTCACTTACAGCAGTTTCAGGTTCAGTTACTTCGCTTACTTCAACTTCGCTTACATCACTTATACTTATTTCAGGTTCACTTACAGTAGGTTCAGGTTCAGTTATAGTTATTTCAGGTTCACTTACAGTAGTTTCAGGTTCAGTTACAGTAGGTTCAGTAGTTTCAAGTTCACTTACAGTAGTTTCAGGTTCACTTACAGTAGTTTCAGGTTCAGTTACTTCAGGTTCACTTACAGTAGTTTCAGGTTCAGTTACTTCAGGTTCACTTACAGTAGTTTCAGGTTCAGTTACTTCAGGTTCACTTATAGTAGTTTCAGGTTCGGTTACTTCAGGTTCGCTTATAGTAGTTTCAGGTTCGGTTACTTCAGGTTCACTTACAGTAGTTTCAGGTTCAGTTACTTCAGGTTCAGTTACTTCAGGTTCGGCTACTTCAGGTTCGGTTACTTCAGGTTCGGTTACTTCAGGTTCGGTTACTTCAGGTTCGGTTACTTCAGGTTCGCTTATAGTAGTTTCAGGTTCAGTTACTTCAGGTTCGCTTATAGTAGTTTCAGGTTCAGTTACTTCAGGTTCGCTTATAGTAGTTTCAGGTTCAGTTACTTCAGGTTCGGTTACTTCAGGTTCAGTTACTTCAGGTTCGCTTATAGTAGTTTCAGGTTCAGTTACTTCAGGTTCGCTTATAGTAGTTTCAGGTTCGCTTATAGTAGTTTCAGGTCCAGTTTCACCTCGTTCACCTCGTTCACCTCGTTCACCTCGTTCACCTTGTGGTCCAGTTTCACCTCGTTCGCCTTGTGGTCCAGTTTCACCTCGTTCGCCTTGTGGTCCTTGTTCGCCTTGTGGTCCTTGTGGTCCAGTTTCACCTCGTTCGCCTTGTGGTCCAGTTTCACCTCGTTCGCCTTGTGGTCCTTGTTCGCCTTGTGGTCCTTGTATTTGAAGTGTGGGGTGTAAATCGATTATTTTTATTGGTGTGTGAAAAAGTTTTATTTCGTTATTAGTGTTAACTATACCTAATATTTTATCGTGTTCTTTTATGATACCGGCTATGTTAAGCTTTAATGTGATTGGTGGTAATTCTTTAGGGGTCAATTGACTATTTATTGTATTTATAATTTCTTGTTTTTCTTGTGTGTGTAGTTTTGATTTTATAGGAATAAAATCGTTTTGTAATGGGTTAAATAAAATAGTTATATTATCGTCATTTCCAAACATTTTTGATTTCTTTATCTGTTTTTCTACTAAACGTTGATCTTTTTCAGAGATTTTATCAATTTTGTTTAATATTGAATATAATGAATCGGATGGATCTTCTACTATAGGTAATTTTCTCGTTGTGTAAATAGGTTTATATAATTTATATTTTTTACCATATTTGTCAATATATCCTATTATTTTATTATTGTGTTTAATAAATGCTCGTATATGCCCGTGTTTAAAAGTTTTAGGTATATTTATAAAATTAGATGAAGGATATACTATATTTGGATATAAATGTAAAATTCTTTCTAAACATTTTTTAGCTGTTTTTACATCATATAGACATTTATGTTTATCTATTTGATATCCTAATGATTTTAGATTTTGAAATGTTTTAGCACGAGATTTTATCATTCTTCCAGTTATAGGGTTCATATAAAATCTAGGTTTGGATTCATTCATTTCTATATATAATAATATATATAAAAATAATTTAATAATAACTTTAATCAATTAAACAAATTACTTCATTTTCACCAATGTGTGTATCTTCAGATGATTCTTTTTTTAAATCTGTATCTGATTCTGTTCCATCTAATACAAATGTGGAAATGTTATCGTTAATATCACAGTTAGTAGTTTCGTATTTTTCATAAAACGCTTTACTTTTTAATCTATGGATTGATTCTTTATATTTTTCGAAATATTCTTTTTTTTCTTGAAGATGTATGATTATTTCCCATGTTTTTTTAATGTCGTCTCTTATAGTTGCAAACCACTTTTTACTTCTTGCAACTCTTTGATTATTATATTTTGTAATTAAATAATAAGTAGGTATTAAGGTGTTGTCTTTTTTTAAATTTTCATTTTTCCAATCGATGTATTGTTGTGTTTCGATTATTTCTAAAGGTGGATAAATGAATTTAGGATCAGGACCACTATTTGCAATTTGTAAAACAATACCTTTTGCTTGTTTACCTACTGTATTTTTATCGATAAATTCTTGTTCTGATCCTATTTCTTCAATTTCACATTCAAAAAAATCACAAAAATCTAGGTCTGTAGTCTCCAGTTGTATTTGAGTTTGAACCCAATAATGTATTGGAACCTGTGTTTCATCTATTTTACGGCTTTTTGGACATTTTATTTCTAACATAATACCATCAGGGGTAATACCATCAGGACTTGCAGCTAACCATTTCAAACGAGGATGTGCTAATAAACCAAATTCTATAACGGTTGTGTTGTTTAATTGACAATACAACCTATTAGCAACTTCTTCATATTTTTTCCCCCATAATGTATAAATCGAGTCTTTAAATACATTTTTCCCATAAAACGCTGAACATTTTTTTATAATGTAATCCTCTTTAGTTTCGTAATGATTAAGTGGTTCAGTGTCTTTATATTTGAAATTTGTAATACCGAATGCGTTAACATATTCTTCACACATTCGTTGTGATTTGAATAAACAACTAGCTGCTTCACTTGCTGTTACACGAGTATGTCTAGCAGCATACCATTCTGGTGTCCTTTGTTCAGGTTGTGGTTTCTTTTGAAGTGTCTTTACTCGATTTCTTAGACGTTTTAGACGTGTTGTTTCGTCTTCATTACCTTCCATAATAATATACACTAATATACTATTTTGTATCTCTTTGTATCTCTTTGTATTATATTCAGTTTGTTTTTAAATACGTTTTTGTTCAAAATATTAATAATGAAGTTGGGTGGGTCAGGAATGGAATTCTCAAAAGGAAGTAATAAGAGTATATTCAATGACGTGTATATTCAATGATGTTTATATACTAATCAGAAAAATAATATTTTATATTTTTTTATATATTTACATTTTTTTTATATATTTACATTTTTTTTATATATTATATATATATATTATATAGATGGGATTTTATGCAGTGAAACCAACATCGTTTACTTTATCAGATTTAGCTGATATAAAGGTTGACGAATCTAAAGAACAGACTACAGGTTGTGGAGGGTTTCCAGGTAACACGACAGGTGATTTATGGAATGCTGGATTTCGATATCCATTAAATGGTGAATTTGAGTGGGATAGTAATCTAGGTAGTGAGTGTTGGACGTGTTCAAATAATTGGGGCGAGGAGTGTTTTAATGCAGGGGCTGGTGGAAGAGGTGGACGTAGAGGTAAAATAAAGAGAAAAAGTTTTAAAGGTGACATATCAAGTTGTTGTCTTAATAATATAAAAAACCCAGGTGTTCATAAAATAGAAGGTGATTACACATGTGATCCTAAGTATAGAAGCCCTACAAATGCAGAATGTAAAACCAAAATAACTACTTTTTGTGGCGATGGCGATAAAATTGTAACGGATGATAGGTGTATAGCTTTAGGGAACGCTGATGCAACAACATTTAATACATTAATGGGAGAATATTGTAATTCTAGTGATGCAAATGCAAAAAAAGATAAATGTATAAATTGGTGTAGTAGTAACAGTACAGCTTGTACAAAATTAAATACAATACAAGGTTGCGAAAAATATGGAATAACAACAGGTTGTTCAGCTGCTAAAATTACGAACACAAAAACACAATGTCAAAAATATGGCATGTTAAGCGAACAAGGACTTCCTATAGGAGATTACAATTGTAGTACATCAGGTATAGAATCTTTAAAAGCAGACTGTGAATTATACGATTTAATAGAAGAAGAAGATTGTACTGCAACTGGTATAAGTAATGCTAAAACTATAAAAGAATCAGCAAAACAAGCGGAAACTGCAAGGAAACAATCAGAAAAACAATTCCAATTTACAAAAACAGCATTGGCTGATGTTCTTAATTTACCACAAAATACAACACCAAATACAACATTAGATACAACAGATACAGTCGATGATGAAGAAACACCTTCGCCACAAGATTCAACTAAGCCTAAAAAACCCGATTCAACTACTATTATTATTGCTGTTGTTGTATTAATACTATTTTTATTATTATGTAGTAGTAGTTTGAGTTTAGTAGTTGCTAAAAAATAATAAAAAAAATAAAATGAAAATTGTTGTTATATTTTATATTGCTTTAATAAAAATATAATTTATCTTATTTATAATAGTAAAAATATATTTTATCTTATTTATATATAGAATGGTATATTATATATTATTATTGTTATTGTTATTGTATTTGTTTTTACGCTTTGGTAATTTTTTTAAGAAAGAAGATTATATGAATTTAAGAGTTGCAAATGAATTAGATCATAAAAGGGCTACGAAATATGCTATTAAGAAGATGTGTGAATCAAAAGGGTATTCTTGGGTTGAACTAGGTGACGAGTTTACATATGATTGTAAACATACAGAAGAAACATGTAAAAAAATGTCAGTGTATCCTACCAAAGAGGATGATTCACCAGCGTATTATGAATGGAGAGATAAAGATAGTAAAGATGCAAAAATTTCCGCTGAAAACGACATCAATTTAATAGGTAATCAACAGCAGTCGTTAAGTAAACAAATGGGGCAAAGTTCAGTTTCACAGTCACAGGAGGAAATTACGAGAAATGGTATTTGTATAATAGGTAATGAATATTTTAGAGAGACATGTGAAAAAGAGGGTTTGGATTATGATATAACTGATGGGTCTTGTAAGGTAAATAGAAAATATTGTTATAGTAAATGTTTAGCTTATTGTAACGGTGATTGTTTTCAACCTCCAGATTCTTGGACTTATGAGTTTTTATTGGGTGCTACTGCGGGAAGAGCTCTTACTTGTGCTAGTGCTACCCGTGCTTTAACTGAAGCAGCTTGTTTAGTAGATGATGCTAGTAAAGGTAGGAAAATTACATATTAATTAATTTTTTATATTTTTTATAAATTTTATAAAAAAAATATATTTATATCTAGTAATGACGTCAGTTTTAAAGTCTACATTAAAGTCTGCATTAAAGACTGGAGGGAAATACGCCGATGAAGTTGTGGGCGTAGGTGCAACTGCAGGTATGAGTGCAGGTACAGGTGGAGATGCTCCGACTGTAATTAAAGATGTTGCACAATCCATTGCACAAGAAGTTGCAGAAAAAGTTATAGTTCAGACGGCATCCAAGTCAGTAGCATCTCTTGGTGCTAAAATGTCTGCTTCTTCAGCAGCAGGGCCTGTAGGATGGGCTGTTGCGATTATTCAACTAACATTTGCATTGTTAGATATTTTTTGGAACCCGTTTCAATCATACTATAATAAGGATTTAGCACAAATGAAGGAAACAATTGATCTTAGTATCCGTAAACAATTTTTAGAAAATGGGTCTGATTATCCATTGGAAATTAAACCAAGTGTAATGCCTTCTACTGATGAAGAAATAGATGAATATTATAGACTAAAAAAAGAATATTATGAAAATAATGGTTTGATTTCATCAGAAGATGTTTTAAAAGAAGAAAATCTGTATAATGAAATAAATTTATTACAGAGAAATATGCGAATTGCTTTGAATCCTTTATATGATAATATTAATCTATATTCTGGAACAACTCAAAACATTGTTTTATTAATTGCAGCAGCTGCCGCAAAAAAACGTGGTTATGGCAAAAAATTTTCTAAAGCAATTGATTTAAAGAATTATACACCTTCTACACCTTATAAGAAATATGTAACTTGGGTAAAGTTTAATTGGCAATTGCTCGTTAGCATCAGTGTGATTCTCATCCTTATTATATGTAGTTCAATGCTTTTATTTTTCGTATAAATTTTTTTTGTATTATATTTTTTTTTGTATTATATTTTTTTTGTATTATATTTTTTTTTGTATCGTAATTATATATAATGCACGTGTTTCCTATTGTAGAACATTATACAGAACATTATACAGAACATTATACAGAACATATGAAAGCAAAAGTTCTTCTTAAAAAGACAGTTGGAGTTTTGAAAAGGCAGGTAAAAAAATAGGTGATAGTGGTGGTAAATTATCTCAAAAGCTGGATAATTTATCATCTAAAGTGGGTGATAAAGTAGGTAAAGTAACTAAAAAGATAGACGATAAATTCTCTTCAGTGGGTAAAAAGCTGGATGATAAATTTAAAAAGACAGGTAAAAAGATAGACGATGTTGGTGATGCTGGTAGTGATGCAGGTAAAAAGGCAGGTGATACTGCTGATACTGCTAGTGATGCAGGTAAAAAGACAGATGCACCACCTCCTTATAGTGAAATTGATAACAAGGATATAAAAAAAACTGTGGACACTCTTTCTGATGCATCTCCAAGTGAATTTAAAAAATTTATCTCTGACAACTATGGTAAGATTATAGTTGGGACGACGCTAGGTGCTATTGCTACAGCTGCTGCTATAACAGCTGAAAAAATAAATAAAACAGATTATACTATCACTTCTATTAAAAAAGATAGTACAGATCCTTCGAAAACAATTATCACTTATAAACCTGAAGATATGTTTACGAAAAGAGATAGTATAATGATCAGTAGTTCAAATTCTGATCCACATATTGATGGTGAATATTCCATTCAACCTTTAAGAGGAGGGTCACTTAAAATTGACAAGGAAATTTCAAAACAAGGCAATTATGGAATTATGAAATGTTACACTAGTCTTTCTAATCAAACAACGCAAACTATCACTGATCTTACTAAACCTGTTACTAATGTAGCAGGAGGTGTAGCAGGTGACATTGCAGGTGATATAATACCAGAAGTATTCAAAAGTATGGGTTTAGGGAATATAGGTGATGTACCTGTATTTTCGTGGATTGCGTGTGTTTTTTGTATTATAATATTAAGTATGTTACTAATGCTCGTAATTGTGATTTAATTTGAAATAAATAATTTATGTAGTAAATAATATATATTAATGTATAAATATATTATTTTGTTAACAATCGTATTTGTTTTCTACTTTTTACTTACAAAAACAAAAAAGGAATCCTTTACTAATTTCGAATCTATGCAGGAAAAAGACATTATGCCAATTTATAAAAATGTTACACCTCGACAAATGGTCGATTTTTTTGGTGGTATAGATCAACTTGCCGCTATATTAGTAGCAAATGATGTACCAGTTAAATATTTAACTGATCCTACACAATACCCTAAAATAGCTAGTTATTTGAAGTTAAAACTTGAATAAATTTGGTGTAAATATATATTATTTTTGATTACATTCTCGATGATATAATTTTTTAATATACGTTAAAAAATAGTAATTTAAAACTTTGCGATTTAATAAAAGAAAATGAATACTACAGAACCACTTACTTCTATAGAATCTTTTTTGGATGAATTTAATAAGTTAGATCAACTTTATAATGAAGCTCAAACTATATTAGTAAAAGAAAATCGTACAGACAATGAAAAATATTTACAATGTATTCAAATATCAAAGAATTGTATAAAATTCTTAGATGAATTAAATCCATTTGTATCATATAGGCATAAAAAAGAGATTATAAATACGTATTATATTAGTGCAGAATTGTTAATTAGAACTGTTGGATTACATATGAATAGGAAAGATGGATTTAATCAGGTTGAACTTAATACATTATATATGGCTATAGCTCATTTGAAGAAAGTATTGAATTTGGAGCCTTTTAATAGACGTTCTATGGAAATGTTTAAAATTATATTTTTGTATTTGACAGTGTTTAGTCCGAATGCTGAAGAGAATTTGAAATTGTTAAATCAAGTTTTAGTGATAGATCCATGTGATTATCAGTTGCATTATAATTTTGGTTTTATGTATCATAGAGCTAACAAATTGGATAGTAGTGTGTATCATTATAAATTAGCAAATGGTATTATTGATTTGCAGATAAGACTTGCCAAAGATAAAAATGAGATTGGTATTTTGAAGCAATTCAAGATTAAATGTTTAAATGGTTTGGGTAGTGTGTATTTTACAATTCAAGATAGAGAGACAGCATTATATTTCTTTAATTTGGCATTTGAAATGGATCCAAATGATCCAGATGTGAATAATCAAATTGGTGTTGTATATACAGAACAAAGACTTACAGAAAAAGCAATTGAACATTATATGCGTGGAATTGAAAATTATAAAAATGCACATATTTCAGTTGACAAAGAAATGTTGATTGCGAGTATGTATATGAATATGGGTTTGGCTAAATGTTATGAATGTGATTTTGTTGGTGCTATTGATGGATATAACAGGGCATTGAAATATAAACCACGTTTATCACTTGCATATCAAAACAAGTTATTGGATTCTAATTATATATCACATTTGATAGAGGATCCTATGTATATAGCTAGAATTCATAAAGCTATTAATAAGATATATCCAGTTGTCATTGATAATTACAAGGTATCTTGTCCAGATTACAAAGTTAAAAATGAGATTGTAAAAGCTGAAAGTAAAGTAGATTTGGTTAAAACAAAGACAAAATTGAATATAGGTTTTGTTTCTGGTGATTTTATTTGTCATCCTGTTAGTTATTTCTTACATAGTATTTTAAGACATCTTAATTATGATTTGTTCAATGTGACATGTTATTCTGTAAAAGTTGTAAAATTGGAAGATATGTTTCCAAAATGTAATTGGGTGGTTGTTAAGAATATGTCAAATGAAGATTTGAAAAAGAAAATTCAACAAGATAATATTGATATTTTATTCGATATGTCTGCTCATACGGGTGATAATCGTTTAGATACATTTGTATTGAAACCAGCTCCTATTCAAATTAGTTATTGTGGATATCCAAATTCGAGTGGTATTAAATCGATGGATTATAGAATTACAGACAAGATTTGTGATAGTGAACATAGTCAGAAATATTATCAGGAACGATTGGTGTTTATGAAACGATGTTTCTTGGCATATACTCCAAGTATGGGAATTGATAATATCCCAGAGATTGTAAATGAACAACCGTGTGTTAAGAATGGATATGTTACATTTGGTACATTTAATAGATTTAATAAAGTTAATGATATGGTAATTGGTGTTTGGGAGAAGATTTTACAAAGGGCACCTACTGCTAGACTTGCGATCAAGACAAAGGAATTCTTGACACCAAAATTGAGACAAAAGTTTTTGGATACATTCAAGGATAAATCTGTTTTAGAACGTGTAATTATTTTACCATATTCTGATACATACAGTGAACATTTACCTGATTATAATAAGATGGATATTGCCGTTGATACTTTCCCATATTCTGGTACAACAACAAGTTGTGAAAGTTTGATGATGGGTGTTCCTATTTTGACATTATTTGACAATGTAAGACATTATCATTCACAAAATGTCACAACAAGTTTGATGAAAAATTGTGGTCTTGATGAGTATGTTGCTTATTCACAAGAAGAATACATTCAAAAAGCTGTTTGGTTTGCAAATAATTACAATAGTTTGGTTGGTTTAAAACAACATGTAAGAAATTCATTTGTAAAAGGACCAATTTGTGATTACAATGGATTCACTGATGAATTTGAAAATACATTATTTGACTTGTATAAGAATCATAAATGGTAATAATTTAATATCAATTTGCCTTTGATTTTGAGCTCATTGCGTTTAAAGTATAATCTAAAATAAATGAAAAAGCTATTAAAAACTAATTAAATATTATATTCAAAATTTTTTTTTATTTATTAATATTAGATAAAAAAATGTCTTTTGTTCAAAAATTAAAAGGAAAACGTCCCTTGGGAGTTTATTTCGAATCTTGGTCTTCGTCTTTTACAACTAATGCTAATTCTATGAATTTAGCAAATATTCAACCACCTATAAATCTTGTTTTTTTAGCTTTTGCTACTCCAGCATGTACATATATAAAGGGTTCTATGAATTTTATAGGATCGGGTTTAGATTTTACATCTAGTTTTTCAGTTGTTAAACAAGCCATAAGT